GGTATTTCTACCGTGTTACAAACGCCTTAAAAGCGTCCCAGCGTGTAAACGCTTATTCGTTTCTCTTTCCCTGCACCCCGAATAGCGAAAGGATTATAGGCACCCTCATCAGACATTCGCAAATACACCACATAATGTGGTAGTATAGCGTCGCCTGAGGCGGGTAACTTATTCCGTCTCACTTTCTGGATGTAAGTATGGAAAACGAACCCTGACCAACCGCGATCACGCCTAAAAGGCTCGGGAGACCACTCTCGCAAGAGATGGCCATCCCCGAACCCATCAGGACCGTGATTACGGAAGCAGTCCGGTAAATACTGATATACGTACTCAAGTACATCAGGAAATACTAGGGACCAGTCGTTCCTCACAAGAAAATTGTGGAATGACGTTAAGGTGGCATAACTCCAGCAGTTACGCTGGTAGAAAGGCCTTACGTTTGCTCCTATGTAGTAGTCAGACCCACAAGACTCTCGGAAAGGACCCTCAGTAAACGACTTCTCAGTATTAATTGAGAATCCGCAGAATGAGAACACTTCTGAGAGTAACGGAAGAATCGCCGGTGGACATATAATATCGTCTCCGTAGATACTTACGTCAGGCTTGACACCTACAACGTGACACGTTGCCCAAGAAAGTGCATAAAAGATGAGACTCTCAAGCTCAAAAGTGAAGCCATTTCCCATAGATGAGAATTTGGCTAAATCTAAGAGCTCTCCAGTCTTCTTATAATGCACCTGAGAGGTACGACAGCTCGAAAGAGCTATATACCAATCTAAAGGCAGCAACTCAGCAACAAGTTCTTTGCTGATAGTGTCACTAGCGCTAGACAGATCAACGGTCGCAAGCGAACCATTGAGGGAACCTATCCGAGCACGTCGACGATTAATCGACTGATCAGAGAGGTCAACACCACTTTTCATCAACCGAGTTTTCAACCAACTCCCATAGCCTTTTTGGACCAGGGAGTTCAGCGATGGCTCGACGATTATAGAGCGGTGCGTCTTAGCGTTTTTA